GATTCCCCTGCTTCTTTCATTCACAAGCAGCTGATCGTTGGCGGTGTGGTTAGCGAAATCGTTGGCATCTGCAACAGCGTCATTTGGAAGCCCGGTAAATACGGCAAAGAAATCATTTGGATGAAGCAAGAAAGCACCCGCAAAGAACTTGGCATTACGGAATTTGCCATTTAACAAGAATATAGCCCGGCCGGGGGGCCAAGCCCGGCAGGAAAACCCAGGATCACGCCGAATAATTAATTGCTATGAAAAAGGAGTGGCTATCATGAAGCATTTGAACATGGAACGGGCCAAGGAAAGGTATAACAAGATTTGTTTTGATCATCTTGTGGAAGAAGCTGCAACCTATGATAATCCTGAATGGAATCTTCGGGATATCGTTGCCGAAGCAGATTATTACCTTGGAACATTTTATGATTGTGGGCATTGCCATGATACCCGTGATGAATGGGAATGGGATGAAAGCGGCGAACTTCGCAAAGAATGGTATTCCGCAACGGGGAAATTAAAGCGTTTCATAGCCGCTTATGAACCATTCATTCATGATATGGTTTGCACGGAAAGCCACGGTTCTGATAAATACGATAATTGCCCGAATCCTTTTAAGTGATATATAAAGCCTACCATGCCAGGTGGGCATTTTTTTAAAAAAGGGCAAAACTGTTCCTATGAATTCCTATGGAAAGGTGCTATAATAGTATCGTAAAAAGCTGGACAGAAACCTGTCCGGCTTTTTTTGTGCTTGCGTCTGGCCCAGCGGTTTTCCTCCTCCTTCCCGCTGGGCCTTTTACATAAGCATTCAGGAGAGCAAGACAGGCAAAAGCCAATCTTTTGTTTTTACGGGCTTGCGGGAAAATCATCCTGCTGGTGGGGGCGGGATAGACATACCGTTGTGGTGCAATTTAGGGAGCGCATTTGCAATTTGCGGGAGTTGTAAAGGATGCAGGTTCAAATCCTGCCAACGGTTCCATTGACAATATCAAAAAAGATAAGTGAGGATGAGAAAATGAAGGTTGTAGAACGGAAAATGGATGAGATTCGCCCGTATAAAAAGAATCCCAGGAAGAACGATGGGGCGGTGAAGTATGTAGCCGAATCCATCAAGCAATTCGGCTTCAAGGTTCCTATCGTCATTGACAGTGATGGCGTGATTGTAGCCGGACATACCCGATGGAAGGCTGCAAAGAGCCTTGGCCTGGAAGTGGTTCCTTGCGTTGTGGCTGATGATCTGACGGAGGAACAGATTAAAGCGTTTCGGCTGGCCGATAACAAGGTAGCAGAAAAGGCGGTATGGGATTTCGACCTGTTGGCAACTGAATTGGATGATCTGATTGATTTTGACATGAGTGATTTCGGATTCTTGCAGGGCGAAGATATCACCCTGGATGTGAATGATGATGATTTCATGCAGGATACGGAAATCACGAAGGAAAAGAAGCCGAAAGAAGTTGTTTGCCCTGATTGCGGGAAAGTGATTCAGCTATGAGGGTTTTTCTTGCTGCGACAACGGCCGGAATGACAGCGCAGACAAGGGAAGAAGCGTTCAGGGTAGGAAAGCCTACCTATTTGCTGGAAACGTTTTTCGCTGGCGAGAAAACGTGCAAAAAGGTATTGAGCGATACTACCACAGAAAACTTTCTTCTTGATAGCGGTGCTTTCAGTTACATGAGCGGTGCAGAATGCACGAAGGAACAGTTAATCCAGTATATGGACAATTACATAAACTTCATAAACGAAAATGATGTGAAGTATTTCTTTGAACTGGATGTTGATACCATTTTCGGGATTGAGTTTGTGGAACAGTTGCGGAAGCGGCTGGAACAGAAGACACAAAAGAAATGCATCCCTGTATGGCATAAAGGCAGAGGGATCGAATACTGGAAATGGATGTGCGATAATTACGATTATGTGGCAATCGGTGGCCTTGTATTCCATGTTAAGAAGCAGGAATATGAAGCTATTAGAAAGATGGTAGAGTACGCAAGGAAAAAGAATGTCAAGGTTCACGGGCTGGGCTTCACAAAAACCAAAGAACTTGACAAATATCATTTCTATAGCGTTGATTCTGCCAGCTGGACAAAGGCGGCTGCATTGGGCAGACAAGCCCATTTCTTCAACGGTAAAGATATTGATGCAAGGCCGCTCCAACAAGCAAATAAAAAAGTCAAGTTAAGCGAACTGGTAAAGCATAATATGATTGAATGGTGCAAATATCAGCGCTACATGGATGCGAAAAGGTGGTAAAAAATGAACAGTTTCAAAAATAAACTTCTCCCCGTTCTGTTTGGGGTATACTGTGCAAGCCTGATGATTCAGAATGTGCTTGCAACGAAAACGATTGATATTGCGGTATTTACTGTTACGACAGGCGTTCTTGTAAGCCCGTTTGTTTTTATCGTTCAGGATGTGACGAGCGAACTATACGGATATGAAAAGGCAAAGCGGATGATCTTTGTATCGTTTGCAATGAACTTCCTTGCAGCTATCCTCTATCAGTTCGCTATCCTCCTTCCTCCTTCCGTTTCCTTTGCTAACCAGGACGGATTTGCTTCTGTGCTTGGCAGCACGCTCCGCATCACTTGTGCCAGCTTTGCGGCCTATTTGGCAGGTAGCCTTATTAATACAAAAGTTATGGTGAAGCTAAAGGAACGGTATAACAATAGTCTGTTTGTCCGGGCTATTACTTCTACTGTGGTGGGCCAGCTTGTCGATAACGCTATCTTCTCTTTCGGTGCATTTGCATTTGTGTTACCTGTACCTGTGATTCTTTCCATGGTAATTGGTGCTACGATGTTTGAAGTATTATATGAAATCATCTTCTACCCTGTTACGAAAAAGGTAATTATGGCGCTGGAAAGCAAGATGATGGAAGAATGAATTATGAGATCATTGGCACAATGGCGAGCGCTGTTGTGCTTTTTTCGTTTTTAGCGAGCGGTGAAAAAAGGATAAGATTTATCAACATTTTCGGTGCTCTGCTTTTCGTCATATACGGCCTTCTCATCCATGCCTTCAGCGTATGGTTCATGAATGGAGCGCTTATTCTGATTCACGGATGGTATTTGCTAATGAAAAGGAGGTGATGCAATATGGCAAGAGATGATCTCATCTCCCTGGGTGAACGAACAACAGGTGAACAACAGAGAATTGCTCGGAAAGGCGGTATTGCATCCGGCAAGGCCAGACGGGAAAAGAAATTGATGCGGGAAACGCTGGATATTATCCTGTCAATGCCGATGAAAAACGGGAAGAATGCGGATGTGGAAAGCATCCGCAGTTTTGCTGCTTTGAAGGGTAAGAATATCAGCGTACAGGAAGCTATCCTGATTGCCCAGGTACAGAAGGCTATGAAGGGTGATACAAAGGCGGCTGAATATGTGCGGGATACAATTGGGCAGAAGCCTGGGGAAAGCATTGAAATGAGCATGAATCTTCCTGTTTTCTTTGAAGGGGAAGATGAACTTGAAGAATGAAGCTGTTTCTAAGATTTATCTGCCTGATTATATAGGGAAGGGATATAAAACCTTCTGGAACTTCCGTGGTAGGTATAAGGTATGCAAGGGAAGCCGTGCAAGCAAAAAAAGTAAGACAACGGCCCTCTGGTTTATCTATCATATGATGAAGTACCCAGATGCTAATACGCTTGTTATCCGTAAAACCTATAGAACGCTGAAGGATAGTTGTTATAAGGAACTGAAATGGGCCGCTAATCGCTTACAGGTGGCCCATTTGTGGGCCTTTACCCTGAACCCTTTAGAAGCTACATACAATCCTACAGGGCAGAAAATACTGTTTAGAGGGCTTGATGATCCCTTAAAAGTAACATCAATCACGGTTGATGTTGGGTGCCTTTGTTGGGGCTGGATAGAAGAAGCATATGAAATCCTGAATGAAGAAGATTTTAAGATGCTTGACGAATCTATCCGTGGCCGTATGCCGCCAGGACTATTCAAGCAATGGACAATCACCTTTAACCCTTGGAACGAACGGCATTGGCTGAAAAAGCGTTTCTTTGATGCTAACCCCAGCCCGAACATATTAGCTATGACCACGAATTACATGTGTAATGAATGGTTAGATGAAGCTGATATGGAACTGTTTGAAGAAATGAAATTACGCAATCCCCGGCGCTATGCTGTTGCTGGCCTTGGTGGCTGGGGTATCGTGGATGGCCTTGTATATGAAAACTGGAAGGAAGAAGCTTTTGACCTGGAGGAAGTAAGGAAGCGCCCAGGCGTGGTATCTGCTTTCGGCCTTGACTTTGGTTATACTAACGACCCTTCCACCCTGTTCTGTGGGCTGCTTGATAAGGATAACAAGCGGCTTTTTGTATTTGATGAAATGTATCAGAAGGGCCTTTCTAACAAGGCCATATACGATACTGTCAAGGAAATGGGCTATAGGAAAGAGCGCATAACGGCTGACAGCGCTGAACCCAAATCCATAGATGAATTGAAGGGCTTGGGCCTTCGGGTGAAGGCAGCGAAGAAGGGCAAGGATAGCATCCAGAATGGTATCCAATGGATACAGGATTTAGAAATCATCATACATCCCCGGTGCGTGAATTTCCTTACTGAAATCAGTAACTATACCTGGGATCAGGATAAATTCGGCAATAAGCTGAATGTACCGATTGATGATTTTAACCATCTGATGGATGCTATGCGCTACGCCCTGGAGCAGTACATAGCAGAAAAGAAATGGCTTTATTAAGAAGGTGAAAAGGGGTGTATATCGTAAAATGCTTTCAGTAACGGAAATAAAAACCTTGATTGAAAGGGATGCTGCCAGCGAAAAGAAGCAGCAAGCCAGGAAGGGGCTGCAATACTATGAATGCAGCCATGATATCAAGGATTATCGCATCTTCTTTGTAAACGCAAAGGGCGAAATGCAGGAAGATAAAACGAAAAGCAATATCAAAATCAGCCATCCTTTCCTTACGGAATTGGTGGATCAGAAAGTGCAATACATGCTTTCTGGCAAGGAAGCCTATGGTGGCTGCTGCTATGTGAAATCTGATATCCCTGAATTACAGGATGAATTGGATGCACGGTTTAATGAAAACGATGAATTCAATGCTGAATTACAGGAAGCACTTACCGGGGCTTCTGTCAAGGGTATTGAATACATGTATGCTTACATGGGCGAGGATGGCAAGACAACCTTCCAGGCCGCTGATAGCCTGGGCGTTGTGGAAGTCAGGAAAGATGAAACGGATGATGGCTGCGATTATGTGATTTATCATTATGTAGACCGCATCGGGATTGATAATAAGAAGATTAAGCGGATTCAGGTTTGGGATAAAACCCAGACCTATTTTTATTGCCAGGTGGATGATGGAACGATTGTGCTTGATGAATCGCAGAAAATCAATCCACGGCCCCATATTATCTATACCAAAGAAGGGGATGAAAGCACCTATTTTGATG